ATTTGATTCGAGAGGTTGCAGAAATGCAACCTTTTGTTTTTATGGTACTTTGTAAAATATGCAAATAATAAATAAAGGACAAAATAATTTTCTAGTATTTACATTAACAGAAAAAGTTACTTTAAATAATCCTTACTATTTATTTAGCTTTAAACATCAAGTGTTAATGAGTACAGTTAACTTTATTGCAAGTGATGTAAGTGGCTTTCCTACTCGTTACAATAAATTTTTAATAACTGAAACAACTGGAGTTACTAATTTAACAAGTGGAATTGTATCTTTGCCTGAAACGGGATTTTATGAATATGCTATTTATCAGCAAACAAGTTCAAGTAATTTAAACGTAGAAAGTGCAGAAGGGTTACTTGAAATAGGAATGGTAAAAGTAGAAAGTACTTTGCCCGTTGTTAATGCTTATGATAATCAAAATAAAACGATTATAACTTATGGAGAATAATATATATGATGTAATAAACCTTAAACTACAGGCACACAAAACACCTGTATTTAAAGAAGAAAAATCAAAAGAATGGGTAATTTATGGAGCAGATAAAGAAGGTGGTTACTATAATAACTATCCTGGTTACTTACTTTATTTATTCAATCGTAGTTCTAAGCATAATGCTTTTATCAATGGCAAGGTTCTTTATATTTGCGGTGCTGGTGTTGGCTTTGATAGTACTGATTTATCAATTGAAGACATTGCATTAGCTAATGACTTTTTAAATAAAGAGAATACAAATTTTGATACTTTAAAAGACATTGTAAAAAAATGTGTATTAGATAAAAAATTATTTGGTGGTTATTATTTAGAAGTAATTTGGAATAAAGCGGGTAACAACTTTGAGTTATTACACTTTCCTTATAACAATTTAAGAAAGGCAAAAGATGCTGATGGCTATTGGTATTCAAAAGATTGGAGTAAACAAAAGCAATCACCGGAAGAAACCGATTTAGAATACATCCCTTTGTTTGATCCTGAAAAACCAACAGGCAGACAAATTTTCGTATCAAAAGAATACAGACCTGATTTAGACGCTTATCCATTACCTGATTATGTTGCTAGTGCTGTTTATGCAGAAGTAGATGTTGAGTTGTCTAATTATCGTTTAAATGCTATTAAAAGTGCTTTTAATGCAGGTACTATTCTTAACTTTAGTAATGGAAGACCAACAGAAGAAGAAAAAGAAGAAATTGAAGCAAGACTAAAAGAGAAATTCACTGGAACAGATAGAGCAAACAGCTTACTAATAACATTTAGTGGCAACAAAGATTCTGCACCTACAATTGAACATCTTACACCTCAAAATGTAGATGCGCAATTAACCGAGTTAAACGACCAAGTTATTCAAGAATTAATTATTGGACATCACATTCCAAATCCTATGCTAGTAGGTATTAAAACAGCAGGAGAGTTAGGAACTAAAGACCAAATAAATGATTCTTACGAACTTTATAAGAACACATATATTATACCCAACCAAGCTGAAATTGAAAAAGACTTTAACTACTTACTTAAATTAAAAGGATTTTCAAATCGTATTTATTTAAAAGAGTTAGACCCTATCGAAGAGCAGTTACCTATTGAAGAAAAAATTAAGGTAATGACTAAAAACGAGGTTAGAGAAATGTATGGATTACCACCATTAGAAGAAGAAGTTAAACCAATTGTTTCAAGTGCTATTCATAGATTTGAGAACCAGGTATGTGAACATTCTTTTGCATCAGAAAGTGAAATTGATGAAGTAATTGAAATCTTTAAAATGTTTGGTGACGATAGAGAAAACTATGAAGTGATAGAGCAAAAGTTTATGAACGAAGAAAATCGTTTTGATTTTGCAGTTGATGTTTCTCCATTAAGCAAACAAATTAAAAGAGACATTGTTGGGTTATTAGATAAAGATCCTTTAATGGATAATAAAACCATTGCAGATACTTTAAGAATTAAAGAAGATAGAGTTGCAGACTTAATCAATGACATGGTTAAAGAAGAACTAATTAAGGTTAAAGAAACTAATGCAGGTGGACAAAAGAAAGATATAAGAGTACCAACAACCGAAGCTATCAGGACATCAAATCGTTTAGGTACAGATACCGAAGACTATAAGATAATGTACACTTACGAATGGAGAGCAGGTGTAAAACCTGACAAACGAAATTCACGTGAGTTTTGTGTTAAGTTATTGGATGCAAATAAAATGTATTCACGAGCGCAAATAGAACAAATCAGTAAAATAGTAGGTTATGATGTTTGGAATTATAGAGGTGGTTGGTGGACTAGAAAGGGCGGTCAAACTAGAACACCTTTTTGCAGACATATTTGGAGTGCTAACGTTGTAAAAATTAAAAAATAAATGGCAACAGTATTATTATTAACAGCAACTTACATTAAGGATTACACATTTGTTGATCCTAATGTAGATGAAAAATACCTAAGAATTTCTATTGAAGAAGCACAAAAAATTCATATTAGAAATTATATAGGTTCAGGTTTATACGATGAAATCATTAATCAAGTAAGTACAAATACATTATCGGCTTTAAATACTACCTTATTAGACAACTATATTATTCCTGCTCTTAAATGGTGGGTAATGGTTGAAGCTGCGCCATTTTTAACTTATAAGGTAACTAATAAGAACATTGTAAAAAAGAACAGCGATAACAGTACAGGAGTTGATTTTAATGAGTTAAATTCTTTTATGAACTTAGTTACCGACAAAGCTCAGTATCACACTAAAAGATTAATTGATTATTTATTTGAGTATTCTGACCAATACCCGTTTTATGATAATCCTGGCGATGGCTTTGATACTATTTACCCACAAGGTTATTCTTACGAAGAAAGTATTTATTTAGGTCGTAACCGTTCAATATTCAGCTATGAAGAAAAATTTGAAAAAAGAAAACGTTACTAAAAAGAGTGGATATAAACTCTTCAATAAAATTGAAATACTAAAAAAATTTTTGAATGATAACGTTAAACCAAGTAATAAAAAATCTAAATAATATAGCAAACGCACATTATCAAATCAATTCTTTTGGTAATGGTAGTGTTATAGAGTTTGCGACTAGTGGAATAACCGAATATCCTGCAATGTGGGTAGATTATGAACCACCTATATTACAAGGCAATGCCTATACTCACGTTTTAAGAATCTATGTAATGGATAGATTAATTAAAGGCAAACAAAACGAACTAGAGTTATTCAGTGACATTCAACAAATATGTTTAGATATTATTGCACAGCTTAACTCAACTATTTATGGTTGGAAATTAGTTAGCGATAATGTTACTTTAAATCCATTTAGTGAACCTAGATTTGATGATGAAGATGCAGGTTATTACTTTGATGTAAATCTAAAAGTACCTTTTACTTATGATAGGTGCCAAATACCATTTGATTCAACTATAACGAATGTAGGAACATCAAACTTAGTTACTATTGTAAATCAAAATGGAACTGTTATAACGACTTTAAAAGGCGGTGAGACTTACACAGTAATACAGGTTAGTGCAATTGATGGAGGGGCTTCAAATACAATTTATACAAATTCGATAATACAAGCATGAGTACAATAACAGCACAGATACAACTAAGAAGAGATACATCGGCAAATTGGACTACTAATAATCCTATTTTGTTAAGTGGTGAAATAGCTTTAAGTACCGATGTACTTTATACAGGCACAGACCAGCCACGTTATAAGATAGGTAACGGAGTTGATACATGGTTAAATTTAGACTACGTTCCTGAAGGTAGTGCAGCTTATCCTGAAAACTTATTTTTAACAGTAGTAAATAAAACAGGAGATAATTTATTAGCAACAGGTTACAAGGTTTTAAAAGTACAAACAGCGCAAGGTCAAAAATTAGCAGTTGACTATGCTTTGGCTGATAGTAATGGTAATTCAGTTGACACAATTGGAGTTGTTTCTGAAAATATTAATAATAATCAAACAGGAAAAATAATTGTAATTGGTGAGATTACAGGATTAAACACAACAGGAAGTTTACAAGGTGAAACATGGAATGATGGGGATGTGCTTTACCTTAGTTCATCAACACCTGGCAATCTTACAAAAGTACAGCCGATTGCACCTAACCATTTAGTTGTTGTTGGCTATGTTGTTTACGCTCATCCAAACCAAGGTAAAATATATTGTAAGGTACAAAACGGATGGGAGTTAGGTGAACTTCATGATGTTTATGCGCCATCACCAACACATAATGATGGTATATTTTGGAGTTCAGGAACTACTCGTTATGAGAATAAAAGCATTACAACTGCATTAGGCTATACACCTGAAAATTCATCCAATAAAGGAATTGCAAATGGTTACGCACCACTGGGAAATGATAGTAAAGTAGATGTTGCTTATTTACCAAGTTATGTCAGTGACATTTTAGAATATGCAAATCTTGCGGCTTTCCCTGTAACGGGACAAACTGGAAAAATTTATTTAGCATTAGATACTAATAAAGTTTATCGTTGGAGCGGAACTGTATATATTGAAGTTGCCGCAAATAGTGGTGTTTGGGGTGCAATAACAGGGACAATAACTAATCAAACAGATTTACAAAATGCTCTTAATTCAAAATATAATATATATTACTTAGGTTCAAGTGGACTTAATTTAGCTGATTCAACTACTTATTATATAGGTATTGTTTATTATCTTTTAGGAACTGTTGAGGCGTTAAAAAGATTTAATTTTGAAAAGTCAGAAACAGTAAAAGAAATTTATCTTAATTCATTACACGCAGGAACAGCATCAAGTGAAAATTTGACTATTTATTTAAGAAATAGTACAACAGGAGTTGATAATTTAATAGGTACATTCAAGGAAGATTATGCAATAAATTCATCGAAAACATTTGCATTTACAGGATTAAATATAAGTGTAAATAATTCTGATTTATATACTATTAAGTTAGTAACACCAACATTTGCAGTTAATCCAACAGGAGTTAATTATTCTATTAAAATAAAAACAATATGAATCTATTTTATAAAATAATATTTGAAAATAATAAGTATAATATTTACTACTATACAAATAATGAACTTGAGACAATTGAGTTCTATGGGTTATCATTAGAAGAGCCTCAAACAATTATTCGTTATGGTTACAAAGAAATAAAATAATGGTACTTTAAAAAATAAACAACATGGCAAATGCATTAAGATTAACAGCAAACGGTGGCTGTGAATATATTGATAACACAGTAGCAAGAACAGGTAAAAAATATTACTGCTTTATTGTTCAAGCTGATACAGTTGTAGCTACATTAACAGGTGGCTTTGCCCCTGATACTACAACAAACTATTTAACATCAATTGGGTTAAGTGGTAAAACATTAAAGCAAGGCGCAATTATTTATGCTCCTGGTGATGCTATTTTTACTAATCTTACTTTAACAAGCGGAACTATCATTGCTTATTCAGAGTGATACCTTTACACCCATTATCTGTTAAGAACTACGTTAGGTGTTGTTCTGTTAGAAACCTTAATTGGGTTACAACAGAAGGCACATCTAATGTAAGTGATTACCCAGCTTATGGTCTTTATAACTATTCTCACACAATGTTTATTTTAAAACAAAGTGAGTTAGGTAGTCAAAAAAACATAACAGGCTTACAAATACACATGGCTGGTTATTCTACAGGTTACACCTTTAATAATCAAATAATAAAGTTAGCACACATTACAGATTCACAATTTGGGACTAATGTTCAAATAACAAACACAAATGGGGATGTAAGTGGGATTTTGGGATTAAAAGACTTGCAGAATGTTAAGACTTTTAATTGGACTGTAACATCAGGTTATAATAATATAAATTTTGATAGTAACTTTTGTTATAATGGGATTGATAACTTATTAATTATTTGGATTAATAAAGATGGAAGTTGGCAAAGTGGTTACGGGTGGGCTGAATGCCATTCAACAAGCGCACAGTTTTTAAGTTGGTATAAACAAAATGATGCAAGTTATCCAACAGGATTAGGAACAAGAAATTCATCAACAAGACCTAATATGAAAATTAATTATTAATGGATCAATTAAAAATAGAATTAAGCCAATACGGTGAAATAATTAATTGTGAAGATTATCAAAAGTATTTTTTAGTGGTACTTTATAATTGGAGTGAAAGCATTGAAACATTTAACAGCATAGCAAATAAGTATTTAACAGGGCAAAAAGTTTGCACCTTAGAAAATGGAGTTTTAAAGTCTGAATATGATTGGAACTAATTTAGCAATAACGCCTAAAAGATTTGCACCATTAGGAAGTTCAACTGATGCAGATGCTCAGGCATTTATAACAGCAGCTGGAATAACTAATGCTACTCAACAAAGCGCAGTTAATCAACTTGTGCTAGACTTAAAAAGTGCTAACATTTGGACTAAAATGAAAGCCATTTATCCTATTGTTGGAGGAACTGCAAGTACTCATAAATGGAATTTAAAAGACCCAAGAGATTTAGATGCTGCATTTAGATTAACATTTTCAACTGGATGGACACATTCAAATAATGGTATGACACCTAATGGTACAAGTGCCTTTGCCGATACTTTTTTTATTCCATCAATTGATACAGATGGTACATCGCATTATTCTTTTTATTCAAAAACAGATGTTGCCGCAAGTTCTAATGTTTTTGGTACAAATGCGCCTGGACCAAATTATTTTTATACTCTTTTAAACCCAAGAAATACATCAAATCAATGTGTTTCAGCAATAAATGAAAACACAGGCGAATTTTTTGTAAATAGTTCATCTTTAGGTTTATTTACATTAAATAGACAAGCATCAAATGACTATGATGTTTGGATCAATTCAACAAAAAAAATAAACACAACAAAAGCATCATTGGGTAGAAGCTCTTTTAAATTATATTTAGGCGCTTTAAATCAAGCAGGTACTGCGGGCAACTATTCAACAAATCAATGTGCTTTTTTCACAGGTGGTTCAGCATTAACAGATACAGAAGTCGCAAACTTAAATACAGCAATTCAAAATTATCAAACAACTTTAGGAAGAAACGTATAATGGAAGGAAGAATAGTAACAGAACAACAAGCAAATGAACTACAAGGTACGTTCATTGATAGTGATACATTTTTTAATTTCGTTCAGGATATTAACGGAGTTTATTTTTTATTTTTAAGTGAGCAAGATGAAATTGATGTTGCTCAAACACAATACGCTTATTTATTAGATATTCAATTAAGTCCTTATACACCACCACCAACACCACCAATACCATAATAAATCATGAAAAATTTTTTAGAATATATTAAAAAGTACGGGGCTACAGCAGTATTAGTCGCATGGTTAATGCACACTAATTATCGAGTAGCTGTATTAGAAAGCAAATTGTATTCGTGTTTAGAACGCAATCAATTTATGCAGCAATACCAAAAACAAAATGCTTGTATTTTACCTAAACAATTAAGTTATGAAACTGAAGGTAATTCGTGAAGTAAAAACAGAAGTAAGTACTATCGGAAAGCTTTTTGTTAACGAGAAGTTTTTTTGTTATACACTTGAAGATAAAGATAGAGGATTAAAACAAACAGATAGTCTTTTATTCATTAACACAAAAAAGATTTTTGGAGTTACTGCAATCCCTTCCGGGAATTATGAATTGATAGTTAACCTTAGTCCTAAATTTAAACGTATGTTACCTCGAATTCTTAATATAAAAGGTTTTGATGGTGTTCTTATGCATAGAGGAAACTCGGCTGACCATTCGCTCGGCTGTATTTTAGTAGGCTATCAGAAAGGCGACAATGCGATATTCGATAGCACTAAGGCTGAGAATGATTTGGTTAATTTACTATTGTTGCATAAAGATGAAAAACACACTATAGAAATTCTATAAATCAAAAAAGCCCTCATTTCTGAAGGCTTCGTTGTTCAAAGAATATTAGTTTTATGAAAAGAACGATGCGCAAATATAATAAATTTTTTTATGCCAAACTTTCTAAATAAAATATTTTCCGGTGGTGCTGGGCAAGTTGTTGAATCAGTAGCTAATGTAGTTGACAAATTCGTTCAAACAAAAGAAGAAAAGGAAGCTGCTAATTTAGAACTGCAAAAGGTTTTAAATAGTCATTTAGAAGTAATGGAGCAAGAAGCCACAAAACAATTAGAAGTATATCAAAAAGAAATGGATAGTGCGCGTAATCGTGAAATACAGATAGCTACTGCAGAAAAAGCTCCATTAATAAATAAGATAGTTACTCCTATATTAGCGTTATCAGTTATTGTTTTAACGTTTGTTTTATTTTATATTCTAATGTTTAAGCCAGTAGGAGCTGAAAAAGACATTATTATTTATGTATTAGGTGTTCTTAGTGCTGTTTGTACTCAAGTAATTTCTTATTATTTCGGATCAAGTCAAGGTTCTGCACAAAAACAAACACAAATTGACAAGTTAATAAAGTAAAATTTTAACATTGATTTTCAAGTAGTTAGCAATTATTGCAAAAAATAGTTGCTTTTTTTTTATATGCTTATGTAAAAGTTATTAATAATTACTTTATATTTGCTTTATATTTAAAAACAAAGAACATGATAACAATTACAAAAGCATTGGCAGGTTATACAAGAATAAGCTACAATGGAGAAGAAATCGCAAAACATTATTTATCTGCAACAACTGATGGAACTCGTGAAGCATTTGAGATTCCAGAAGAAGAAAGCGTGATTGTATGGTTAGAAAAAGAATTTGCAGAAGAAATCGAATCAATTAAAAACAACTAAAATCAAAGAACATGAAAACAACTAAAAAAACGAAAGACCAATGGGATGTAATAAATTATCCTGAATTGACAAAAGAAGAAAATCAAACAATTAGAAAGGCAAGAAGGTTAGGTTTTTCCGATTTTTATCCAGCTATTCCTAATGCTGAAACTCAATCTAAAAGAACATTAAACGGAGCAGTAGAATATATTAATAAAGTAAAATAATTAAAAACATGAAAGTAACAATTGAACGCAAGGAAAAAGTTGAAGTAGAAGTAAACTTACCTTTATTTACAAAAGACAAGTATTATTATTACATGATTGAAGAAAACAGAACTACAACTGTTTTGTATCACAAAGATGAGGTTTCAATTCAAATGGTTAGCTATACAATGCAATTTCCATGTGCCTATGAGCAAATTGATAGTGAAGAATTTTTTAATGTATTAACACTTGCTAAAACTGAATTGCCATGCTAAATGATGAACTAAACTACTGGGAAAGCTACATATACGATAAATTAGATGAGTATAATGCAGATAATAATACTAAGGCTGATTTAGGACTATGGTATTTAGAAATGTTTATCAATAAGGATTACACCACATTCGCTTTAACTTTCTTAAATGATAAATGCGATAGGATAGGCAGCCACATAATAAAGCAATCAATGAATCAGTACGAAATGGAGTTTATTGAAAGCTTTGACAAAGAATTAAACAAACTATATAAAACAATATGAAAATACCCAAACACATCAAAGACACAATAGATGAGTACTACTCATTCGGAGACCAAACTAAGCTAAAAAGGTTTGCCGATAAAAAAGGAAAGAAATTTAGTTTAGTAACTATTCACAAAGCATTTAAGTCAGGGGAATGTAGTGATGACTTACTCGACCTAATAAACGAATTTTATAAACAAAAAACTGCTAAATATGGAAACTAAAATGTACATGGAAAATCTAAGCAAAGTTGAAACTAATATGTTAATGAGAATTAATCAAACAGAAAAAGAATTGATTGAAGTTTGCGAGAAGTTAGCAGATACCGAAGAAGACATCAACTTTGAACTAACTGAAAAATTTTTATGGTTAAAAAAACAGTTGGAAACTTTAACTCACAATTATTTAAATTATAAATTGGTTTAAAATTAATTATTATTATATTTGTAAAAAGTTTATAACTATGAAAAAAACACAAAAACAAGCTGTACTGGATGCATTACTAAGTGGCATTGCAGTAAATGGTTCAAATGCTTACGCCATTACAAAAAAAGAATGCAATCAAGGAACACTTAACCTTCACAAGTTAATTGCAATGATCCGCAAATTAGGTTATTCAGTTAATGAACAATGGTTAAGAAATGAAAAAACAAAAAGCAATTACAAAGAATTTACAATAACAAACAAAAAACAGAAACATGGAAACTAAGAACAATTCAGGAGCAATCTTTAAGAATGCTAAAAAATCAAACGAGAAACAACCTGACTACAGAGGTACTGTTAACGTAAATGGTAAAGAAATGGAAATATCATTATGGTTAAAAGAAAGTCAAAAAGGTGTTAAGTATTTTAGTGCAGCATTCCAAGAACCATTTAAA